AACTCGTGTTGGACAAGATTCTAAAATCATATTCTGTGGTGATGTGATGCAAACCGATTTACAAAAACAATACGAAAAGGAAGGTATCGTAACCTTCATGAAAATCCTAGAAGCAATGAATGAGTTTGAAAATATTGAATTCAACATTGGTGATATTGTTCGTTCTGGTTTTGTAAAGAACTATCTAATTAACAAAATCAAAATGGGAGTCGGTTAATGGCAAAATATGCTCCACAGGTTTCTGTTCATGAGAGAATTCCAAAAAGAACCTCTATTGGACGTGGGAGACCTAAGATGAGTAGTATGAACAAATCATCAAAACGTTCATATAAAAAATATCGTGGTCAAGGTTAAAATCTATTGACATAACGTTATAAACTAGTTATAATACAACATGAAAATATCAAAAGGTGAAAACTATGTTTAATCATATCGGGGTAGATATCCCAGAAGTAAAGACTAAGAACGTTAATCGTAAGCGTTTCTATTTAACACCAGACGGTGGAATCTTTCCATCCATTACTACAGTTCTTTCTGTTCGTAAGAAAGAAGGACTTGCAGAATGGCGTAAACGTGTAGGTGAGGATGTTGCAAATTACATTGCTCGCACTGCTGCACATCGTGGAACTAAGGTTCACAAGATGGTGGAAGACTTTTTGAACAATCATGAAGTGGAAAAGGATAACCGTGAGTTTCTTCCATTCTGTTTGTTTCAACAACTAAAACCTATCCTTACAGAAAAAGTAAATAACATCTACGCACAAGAATGTGGGTTGTGGAGTGATAAATATAAGGTAGCAGGTCGTGTAGACTGTATCGCAGAATATGATGGAGTTCCCTCTATCATTGACTTTAAAACATCTCGTTCATCACGAAATGACGATTACAATCTGGACTACTACATTCAGGCATCTGCTTATGCAGAAATGTTTGAAGAACGAACTGGAACTCCAATCGAACAGATTGTCATTCTTTGTGTAACAGAAGATGGTGAGGTTCAAGAGTTCGTTAAAAAGAAACACGAATATCTTCCTCTTCTCGTAGAGACGGTGGAACAATTCGTCTCTGAATGGGAAAGAGAAAATGACGAACAAATTGGGGCTACTACTACTAATTCTGATGCTGGGTTTGCCTCTAGCAGTTAATGCTCAAGAACCAGAGTTAGCTATAACTGGAAACTTTCCATGTAAATCTTTTGAAGAGTTGAGAAACGAATTAAGAGAAAAACATGATGAGATTCCAATTGCTTCTGGTATAGGAGTTTCTAGACTTCTTAATTTAGAAACTCGACAATTGGATTTCGCAAGACATGGAATGTATATTTTTGTGAATCCAGAAAGTTATGCATACAGTTTAATATTCACTCTATTCATTGGTGGTGATGAAATTGGATGCATAGTATCAAGTGGTGGAAATTTCGGCCCAGTGATACAAGATAAAGCTATTTAACTCTTGACTTTAGAAGGTCAAAGTGGTATAAATAAAATACAGTTTGTTGATACAATTCAACACTTAGGCAGGACGTGGGTGCGATACCCACCGCCTCCACCATAACTACTCTTAGATGAGATAGTGAATCACTGCTTGAGAGTAGTTATGATGGGGGCGAAATAGGTTCGACTGTTGAGGATAGATGCGAGTAGAACTGTCGGATGGTTTCGTAATCGACCAAAACTTGTAACTGCAAACGATAATACTTTTGCACTTGCCGCCTAGTCTAACTAGGTAACGGAGTTTCGATAGGTTCCTTGGCAACAGAATAACCTATCATTCGTTCATCCTTTTAGGACGGAAGTAGCACAATGCGAAGGAACGCACTTTAACTTTAATTAGGAGAAGTGTTATGACTTTATACCAAACATGGTGTTATAGGAAGGCACTAGAAGAGTGGAAGAAACAAAAGATTCTGGATATTTTATTCAGAATAAGATTTGAAGGGTAGTGCCTTAATACACTCGTGTGGATCAACGGTTAGTCCACAACACACAACACAGACACAAAGGAGAATATTATGTCTAATAGTAAAAACCCATTTGAACTACGGTTCGACACATTGGCTCTCGCCAAAGATATGCTTGATCGTCAGTATGACACAGCACAAACACAAATGTTTGAAATGCTAGAACAAGCAAAAACTCAACAAAAAGATCTCATAGAAGTTTTTGAAAAGTATACACCAAAAATGTATCAACCTCAAGAAATCATGGAAAAGGCAGAAGAACTTTATAAGTTCGTAACCAAGAAAGACTAATGCAGTTTGGGAATGGTCTGTTCGCCCAAGTAAAACTTAGTAGGAACACAAACTGCACCCAGCACTTATACACTGGCTCTGCTTTATAACGATAGGGGGATTGGGTGACCGACTCCCATCCCCCCTATCACTTTAACTTGAAAGGAATATTATGAATCTAGAAGAACTTGCAGTGATGACCCCAAAGAAGTTTGCTATGAAAATCGAAGAAATTGTGTCTAAAGGTGGTATTACTTACATGGATGCAATTCTGGATTATTGTGAAAAACACCAAATGGAGCCGGATGCAATCGCTCCTCTCATCTCTAAACCCCTCAAAGAAAAAATAGAAGCAGACGCAAGGGAACTCAATTATCTTCCGAAAGTAGCAACACTACCAATCTAAGGAGCAACTAATGGAAGCGTGGGAG